CTGTTTACAAACCTCCTACGTTCCTTTAACGAAAGTGAAGAGCACAATGACACCTCCAAGGTGTTATTGTGTAACCTAATGTGACCTTTTCTTACTAAAGAAAAGGTGAAATTGGTGAAAACAATTTCTTTATAAAAATTGTGCTTAAAACTCAGTGTTAATCTACATCGCAATCTAAAACGAACCAGTTAGATACATGGTTGGTGCACCTAAGAAGAAAAAGAATGAAAAGTCATCAGCCACAGCATGATATCCCTGCAAATATTGATTTACACCACTGACATTGTCAGGTATACATGCTTCATAGCGAATACAATCCGTCGTAGTTTCATCTGCGGTGGTTCCATACATAGTACCATATGGATTAGGAGAGACAAAACGAAATCTTGAATAGTGGGGTGCCTCAATTTCCACTCCGGTTTGTGTTCTAGGGTTTGTCAATGACAAACCAGAGAAATTGGAAGGTGGTACTAAGGTCTTAGCTATTGTTGAGGAACTCGTTTTATCTAAATTTCTAATGGCGGCATAGCCCCCAGTAGTTAAAGTAGCACGCTTACGATCAACAGTGAGTGAATTAGCTAGGGTCGTGGAAACCAAATTAAATTTCCAACGCGACCCTCCTCGCATACCTGCAAAAGCACCTTGCAGGTAGTTAAATAACGTGTAACCTGAGTAATTACACGCGTTGACACCAGATAAGTGGAGTCCAGAAGGATACAATCCTCGTGGAACAGGCCATCTTGAAATCGTGCTCGAAATAAATAGTGGTCCAACACTAGTTCCAGCTGGGTAATTTGTTACAAAATTGGGTACATATCTCTTGAGTAAAGTGCGAAAAGATACAATCTTTTCGCCCATACACGCGGAATATGTAAGGTCCATGTTATCATCATCCACTGCAACGATTGGGTTAGAGGAAGGAGTACCCTCTGGAATATTCTCTTCATCACCAACACGATCTTGAGTATCACTCTGTAACACAATTTCAGATTGTAATTCAACCGAATTGTGTACGGGCATCGCAAGATCTGATAATTCACGTGGCACGGCAACTTCAAAATTATTTCCGCCCTTAATCAACAGCATTACTCTAACCCCAGTATTAGCACCAGGAATTGATACAAGTCGATTGAGCACAGATAATCGTACCACACCGTTAGAGTAAGCCCCATTATAACCATTTTGGGTATGCCCATTTTGATTGTAATTCGGTAAAGAACGATTCCATTCACGACGCAGCCATGGAGAATCAGCTCCATAGGGTATAGTAAATTCAAAATCTCTTGTATTGGCTAAATCGATAATATGGGTAGCTCGTACATTAGTGTCAAAGTCAGACAAACTGCCCGTCGGATCCCACTGGACCAAAATGCGACCTCTATGAAATTGCGATGCAACCACCATAATTCTATATGTGATGTCTCCGCGCCAGTATTCAAAGGGGTAACTAGCAAAATCTAGAGCTGAAGGAGCAATACGTGTTGCTAATGGATTAAGCATAAACATACTGGGTGTTACATTAATATTGTATATGACAGTATCCACAGCATCACTGGGGTTCCACACTTTTTGATCTATGTAAGTCTCTTTAGTTGCAATGTAAGAGATCGTCATCTCATCTATTTCAGCCAGCCCAGTGGAAGACGGGTCAACTGATAATCCTTGTTTTGGGTCAAGTACTAACCTATCGACTAGTTCATGAGTTCCTGTGTTAGCCAATTGACCAAAAGGGACATTTTTCATGAAACCGGGGTTATCAATAACTGGTGTACGTGAGAAGCCAAAAATTGAAGCTATTGATCCAATAGCTGTAGCTCCAATTTCAGTAGCTCTAGCAAAACGACCCAAAACTGGAACACCTTTTAGCTTGTTTGCTACGTTAGCAACAACACTAGCTGGAGTTGATATTGGGCCACCTGCAAAACTATCAGCCTGTAAAACAATATCAGATTGCATTGCAGCTTCACCAGTAGTTTGTGCCAAGCTTATTTCTTCAGCCCAGGCAAAAACTGACACAGTAACTACGTCAGTGGTGACTGCAGTAGAAAGTAAAGATCCAGTACTTCTGAATCTTACTTCTCCCATAGCAGCCATATCTGCTGCCAAGGTTATGTCCAACCAATTCTTGTTATAGAAAAATGGGAGACATAAACACCCACCAGAGCCAGTAGCAGTGTCTAACCAGACATGAGGACGTTGACTATACGAAACGAGATCTACCGTTGCACCACCAGTATTTGGTGCTATAACAGTATCTTGTAAAGGGGTGTAAACTGCCATCATCTTCCCATAAAGGGAAGGTGACCCATTCACAACCATCTTAACTCGCAACTTACATCGTACATATGCATAGTTAGATATTTTATCTTTGACACTGGTATTATTAAAGAAAAGATGCCATGGTTTAATTATCTCAGTAACTTCAGCACCTTCAGCCCACGTAAATTCATGGATTTTAAGAGGACGCTCCAACCATCTATTAAGAGTAAGAGTATCTGTTCCACCAATATTATATGATGAATCAGGTCTGCTATTAATAGTGTTGGTATATCCAACTTCGGAATCAAAGAATGAAACTTGTTGTGATGTTAAGCATACATTAGATTCACTCTCTGATATTTTATTATTATGGTCCTTTACACCTCTAATTGCTGAGTTATTATTATTCATTGTAATTTAGAGGTAATGATGTCATATTGGATACTAATAGTCGACATCAATACTATTAGTGCCTCCTCCCATGCAGAGGAGATATATTATTCATTGTTATTCATTGTTATTATTCATTGTTATTATTCATTGTTATTACTCATTGTTATTATTCATTGCTATTATTCATTGTTATTATTGTTAACTTTACAGTAAAGCCACATCCGGTTTAAAAGAATGATATTGATCAAGAAGCTCATCATAGGAGGGCAAGTTTACTAACGAGTATTGCATTAAGTTTGCTCTCATGAAAATTTCCATCACCATACACCTCTTTTGGTTATAGATTTCCCTACCATAGTAGAAATACTCACGTAATCCAGCTTGCACGGAAGATATAGCTTGCTCCTCCTCGGAAATACATTTAGAACGTACCCACACTGTGAACATCTTGTTGATGGATTTCTCCTCCAATTCAGCCATATAGTGGCCTATTTCAGAATCAAATCTCCATCGACGCTTGAGGAAACTACAGTCGCGCATATGAATAAAAGGTACACTCTTGGCTTCCTTATCTGCCATAGTATATGTGATACCAATCTCACCAAGGGCATCCGCCACAGAAGTGTGGTTAAACCATTCTTGATTGCTATTGAAAATGTTGTCATCTCCATAAGTGAGAAGGACCACATTATCCTTAAAGTCAGTAACGGTACCATTTGGGTTCAAAGTAAGATAGCAATATCTCATTAACATACTATTAACTAACGAATTAATTATAACAGTTAAAGGATTACCCGAAGGATTAGTAGCAATAAATGTTACTAAATCACCATCAAAATTGGTAAGGGCAAAACATATATCGGTAGAAATACAAGAGAATACTCTTAACTCCTGTAGTGAATAGTTACCGG